TGGGTGCTTTGCTCGGACCGGTCGGGCTGGTTGGCGCTGCATTCCTTCCTGATCAACGCCGGCAATGTCCCGACTGCAAGGGCCGGGTGCCGGATGACGCAAAAAAATGTATGCACTGCGGATCTACGCTGACTGCGGTTCAAGTAGAAAAAATCCAGACGGGAACCCCCATCAAGCCGCCAATTCACGTTCCCGCGCCCGTTGATGCTGTTGAAGAATATAAAAAATGGAAGTCCGCGCAGTCGGCGGACGATTTGCCAACACCAACGATGGGCGATCCAGTGGCAGAATACAAAGCGTGGAAAGCCCAACAGGAAAAATAATCTTCTCGACGCGCCCGTGTTGGTTGTGATTTAGTTGCCCGCGCCGGAGGAGACCACCCTCCGGTTTCTTTTTTCTCCCCCGTCCATTTCGCTTAAGCGGCTTAATTCTCTTTCCTGAAACCCATGCGACTCTGCTCGCATGATTTTTGGGGAAACGAATCGCAAACAACTTGAAGGGCTGACGAACCTGTCTTCGTCGTTTCCCCGCCGTATACAGCCGTCCGGCTCTTCACTGGCTTCTGGGTTGGTCTCCTCCGGCCCGGTCGCCAGCTTTTTCCACATCGCAGTTAAACCAACCAAAAACCTCCGTTAAAACAGGCAGCGCCTCACGCACATATGAAAACTAAAATCAAACTCCTCATCGCGGCGACAGCCGCATTGGCCATCACGCTAGTCACCGGCTGCGCCACGGCCGTCAATACGAAAGACGTGACGAAGGTCACAGTCACGCAGACCGGCATCAAGATCGGTCAGAACCCGGCCACGCAGGTTTATGAGCTGATGGTCGGTCGCAGTCAGGTCGAATACGTGAAAGTCCCGACCGGCTTGAACGGCACCAATGCGCAGCCGTCCGACGCGTCGGTCATTCCGCAGTTCACCAGCTCCTACGAGATGTACGGTCACAGCGCTGTCTTCGGCAATGCAGCCATGACGACCACCGTCGCCACGGGCGGAACAAACGCGGTCAACACCATCATCGGTGGCCAGCACGAACCAATCAACTCAGCCACCGGAACGGGCAACAACCTGACGCCGGTTTCTCATTAGCCAAGAAATTAAACGCACCGCTGCGGCGGTCACTAACGCAAACAGAAAGATGGGTTCACGGTAAAAGTCCCAGAAAACCGGAAGTGAAAAATTGAACACGCTTTGCACATTTATCGGATTCGGATCAGGCGCGGTCGTCGGCTTCATTGCCGGCATCGCGGCGGCGGGCGGTCTCGCCTTGATCCTGTTGAATCGGAGGAGCGATCGGCCATGAATCTCACTGCCACCACCTTTGACCTGGTCAACGCCCGCGAATGCGCTGCCGCCAGCGCCGCCGCTTACTCAGCCCGGCCCACGGTCAGCAACCAGGTGACGGATACGCAGGCGCTCGTGATCGAGCAGGCCGGCTGCGTCATCATCGCGTTTCGCGGCACGAGCAATGCGCGTGATTTTGTCACCGACGCGAAATTTTTCCGGGAGCTGCTCGTCGAGGAAGCGAACGGCGACCGGTGCGAAGTGCATCGCGGTTTTCTGGCGGCTTACGAAAGCATCATTGCCGATCTTGGCCATCATCTATCTTGCATCGTCGCCGGTTCGCGCCCGGTTTACATCACCGGCCATAGCCTCGGTGGCGCGTTGGCGATCCTGGTGGCGCTGGAACTGAAGCGGCAGGGATTCAACATCGCCCAGGTTTACACCTTTGGGCAGCCACGCGTCGGCAACGCGGCGTTCAAGCGGCTCTACGATTTTTCCCTGGGCGCATCCACGTTCCGAGTGGTTTATCAGGAAGACATCGTCGCGCGCGTGCCGCATCTGCCGTCCGTCACGGACCCTTACCGGCATGTTGGCTTGGAAATTTTCCTGCCTTCCTTTGGCGGCTTGATCGCTGCGCCGTCGTTCGTGCGGTTGCTGGCCAGCGATGCTTGGGGAATCTATCGCGCGTTCATTATCAGCAAATTCACCGGCGCGATGGACCCGATCCACGACCACAAGATGGTCAACTACACCACGGCTCTGGCTGACTCTCAACTCTCAACTCCCCGACTCTCAACCTGATTTATGCTGCTCGCTGAATTATCCGCCTACGACCCGCCGGTGATGATCGCCGGATTCTGCGCCTGCCTGATGTTCCTCTTCATGGGGGCGAACGCTGCCATGGATTTTTGGCGCAACATCAAAGACAAGCCAACGGGCGCGGAGATGATGGAAAAGGCCCGCGAGGAATTTCAGCCCATCGGTGACTACCAGCCCAAGGGTGACTACATCACCCGGCTGGAATGGAACCAGCGCGAATCGAAGCTCGAACGCGAGCTGAAGAATCTATCGGATGAAAACAAGGCCATCCTCAAAGCCGGGGCTGTCCGTGAAGAGCATCTGGCTTCCCTGATCGAAGCGCTGGACAGCCGCATAGATGAGCTGCCCAAGAAGATGATTGATCAGCTCAAGGCCACGCTGGACCTGTTCGACAAATTGAAAGGCAAGCAACCATGAATCTGACCCAACGCGAAATCTCATTGTGCAAGGCGGCGCTCGACTATCTGCATTCGCTCGACGGCGGCCAGGCCATCGAACTGGAGATCCACGCGGCCATCTTGCGCGATCCGGCGGTGCATCCCAAACCGAGCGCTACCGAGGTGGAGACCGTCATTAAAATTTGCGACGTCAAAAAATGGACCATCGGCGTGCCATCCAAGTTCGCGGGCAAAATGAAATGGAGCATCAGCGACGCTGGCGAGGCCGCGCGCCTGGAGATGGTGTGAGCCACACTGGCAATCAAATGATCCAAGCCGAATTCCATCCCGAAATGTTCCTGGTATTGCCGACCGTCGCCATCACGAAAGGCGACTGCGCCGATCCGGCATGCGCGGCGGTTCACTGGCGCGTCTCGGTCGGCTGGTTCGTAGGTTCACTGCACTTTTGTTTCTAAATGAATGAAGGCCAAAACAAAACTGAAAGCCAATCCGGTGGGCGCCGCGCCCTCGGAGTTGACGCGGTTCAAGGAATTGTGGCGCGACAAGTTCACCGACTCGCAGTGGGATTACTGGCGTGGGCAGTTTGTTTCGGCCACGCCCACGCGGGACACGCGGGAATCGTTGCGGCTCAAGTTTGGCATCAATCTGACGGACGACGATCAGATCGTGCGCTTCCGAAAGTGGGATGCGGACGAACAGAAACGCCAGGACGAATCGGAGCGGATGGCGTCGGACGAGAAGTTTTTCATCAAGGAATTTGGCGACTCGCTCTCGAAGGAGCAGATCCGCGAGATGGTGTTGGGTGCGTCCTATCGGCGCAGCCTGGTGACGGGCGACTTCAAGGAAGGGCGCGCGACGATGCGTTTGGATCTGGACCAGGAGACGGCCAAGTTCAACGCCCAATTGGAAACCGCCAAGCTGGAACTGAAGCGGGAATCGGAAGCGCGGATGAAAGAGCAGTTCAAATTGGCGCGCGAACAATTCGAGTTCGATGCGGCCAAGGCATGCCTCAAGGCGTTGCCGGCGCTCAAGGTGATCGCCTCGAACAAGACGCTCTCGGAATCCGAGAAGACGCAAATGTTCATGGAGAAACTCTTCGGCAAGGCACCGACCGAACCTCGGCCCGGCAATCAATGACGCCCCGCACTAAAACTAGCAAGGCGAATCGCCCACGGCCGTTGAAGGTCGCGGCGTTGGAACTCGCTTCCCATCAATTGGCACCCGTCACGGGTCCGGTGGTGGGCTTCCGCGTTTATCAGCGGCCGGTGTTTTGGGATAACGAATCCGGTTTGCTGATCCTGCATTGGTCCCGGCAGATCGGAAAATCCTACACGCTCGCCAATTGGGCGGTTGCGCGCCTGGTCAAGCAGCTCGAAACCAATCCCACCTGGCTGGTCACCGTGCTTTCCAATTCGCGGGACAATGGTGCGGAATTTTGTCTGAAGGCGGCGCAGGCCTGCAAGGTGGCTGGCGCGGCGTTTGAATCCTCCGACGATTCTCCTGATCTCGTTTATGACAACATGCGCATGGAAATCCGGATCACCCGGATCGTCAGCGGAGTTGAACACGTCGGCCGCATCAAGGTGCTGGCGGCAAACCCTCGCACGGCTCGCGGCTTTTCTGGTGATCTCATTCTCGACGAATTTGCTTTCCATGAAGACAGCAACGCGATTTGGGAGGCGGCCGAGCCGATCCTTTCCAGCAATCCCGAATTCCTCTGCCGCATCGCGTCCACCGGCAATGGCAAGCACAACATGTTTTATCGCATGTGCGCCGGATCTGGTCCCAATGACGGCACTGTCTTCACCTCGACGGCGGGATTCAAGGTCTGCCGGGTCACCCGTTCGGAGGCATGGAAGATGGGCGTCAAAGTCTATGACGCCAACTCGCGGAAGCCGATCACACCCGATGAAGCGCGCAAAAAATCGTTAGATAAACGGGCATACGATCAAAATTACGAATGCGCGTTCAATGATGAAAACATGTGTCTGCTCACCAGTGAGCTGATCACGCAGGCCATGCGCGAAGGAATCCCGATTGATGACCAGCAATGGTCGCCGGTTGCGATGGCGCGGATGTTCCGGGCAAAAGGTGATCTCTACCTTGGCCAGGACGTGGGCCGGCATCGCGATCTTTCGGTGCAAGCGGTTTTGGAAAAGGACGGCGACTCCAAGCGCATCATTGGAATGTTGCGGATGGCGGGAATGCGGCTGCCAGACCAGCAGGCGCAATTGGATCTGGTTTGCAAGCTGCCGAAATTCCGGGGTGCGTGCATTGATATGACCGGCCTCGGCCTCGGTCTGGTGGAATATGCCCAGGAGGAGCCGTGGGGCGGTGAACGGATTCAAGGCATTGATTTTTCCACAACCGAGCCCATCAACAATTACCTCAAGTCCGAGGGCAAGAAAAAAGAAAAGGCCAGGGTTACTGAAAACATGGCCACCGCGCTGCTTGGTTGCTTCGAGGGCAAGTCCATCACGATTGAGGTCGAGTTGGACAATGATGCGATTGACGATTTGCGCAAGCCGGAGCGGATCACTTCCCCTGGTGGCAAGGTCAGCATCGCGGCCGTTCGGGATGAAGCCGGTCACGCCGACCACTTCTGGGCCTTCGCCCTGGCAATTCGCGCATCTGAATCCTTGCTGGAGCCCGGCAAGATCTACGTCTTTGAAAATTCCCGTTCTGGGCGGGTTATCGCCAGTCGGCGGGATCGGAGCATTGCCGGATGAAATCCTTGCGTATGGTCACCCATTTTAACCACCTATCCGTCGCGCTGGATGCCCCTGGGACGATTTTGAGCCACTTGGACGCGCGCAGGATGTCAAAGGTGGCTATTCAAGGCTCGTGGTGCGTCTTCAAGGCATCGTCAGATGGCTTGAATGAGTCCAAAATCGGGGGGGCAGCCCTGTTCCGGGTTTTTGCCCTCAACTCTTCACGGGAGGTGTGCCGTGGCTAAGTCTGCATCCATCCCGAAAAGGATCCGCGCCAGGCAGGCCACCGGCAAGCCGGCCACGACCGCCAGTGCGCCGCCGTCCACGCCTTCGACGGCCGACGCTTATGCTGCCTTCGGCACGGGCAAGACGGACGCGCAGATGGTCCGAAAGTCGAATCTCTGGCGGGATAATTACAACCCGCTGCGCGGCCTGGTCATGGGCCGGCTCATCACGATCTTCGAAGCGGCCGAGCGCGGCGCTTATGCGGAGTTGCAATTGCTACTGCGCAAAACTGAGAAGCGTTATCCGACGCTCAAGGGCTTCATTGAACGGTTGCTGGCCAGCGTTGAAGAATTGGACTGGGACGTGAAGGTGATGAAAGTCCTGCCGCCAGGTGCCACGGCTGAGATGGCGGAGAAACAACGCGCTTATCTGCGCTCGCGTTACGATCTGATCGGGAACATCAATGAAGCCATCGGCCAGATCGTGATGGCGGACATCCGGGGATATGCTGTTTTGCAGAAACACTATTACGAAGGCGGCGATAATGATGGGGCCGTGCAGGAACTTTACTGGCTTGAGCCGTGGGCCTGGTCGCGCGACGGTTATTATGGCGACTTCTATTATAATGAGATTTCCCGATTCGGTGTCGGCCTCGGTGCTTGCAAATCCACCTTCGGCGAAAATTGCCGGATCGGAAGCGAAGCGATGCCTCGCGAAGATTTCGTCATCCGCGAAGTCGAGTCACCCCTTTATGAGATCGCATTGATCGCATTCGTGAACTGGTTGATGGGGCGGAAGGATTGGGCGGCGTTCGTGGAAATCTTCGGCTTGGCCAAGGGCGTGGTCATCATGCCGCCAAACATTCAGGTCGGCAAGGAGGCCGACTACCAGGCAGCGGCGGAAAAAGTCTCCGATGGTGTGAGTGGTGCGCTCCCGGCCGGGAGCGACATCAAGTTCCCGACCGCTGGTGTGCGTGGTGAATCGCCCTTCGAGACATTCTGCAACGCGCAGAATGAAGACGTGGTGATGGCCGCCACCAGCGGCCTGCTCACCATGTTGACGCATGGCGGCGGTGGTTCCGGCGGCGGACTCAATAAAGGCCCCGGCGAACAGCATCACGATGTTTGGGAAAAGATCGCCAAGATGAAGGGTAAGCGCGTCAACGAAACTTTGCGCAAAGATTTCGATGCGCAGGAACTCGAGGCTGAATTTCCCGGCCAGCCGGTTTGTGCGCAGTTCACGCTCGCCGTCCAGGATGATGAAGATGTCAACACCGTGGCGGACACGGTCGTCAAATTCGAAGGTGTCGGCTTGCAGACGGACGCAAAGGAGATCAGTGAGCGCAGCGGATATAAACTGACGCGCGCGGCCAAGCCGAATGGCCCGGCGGCGCAACAGGATGAAAGCCTGCTGGAAAAAGACACCAAGATTCAGAACCGGGCCGGCGTGCCGGGTGCAGACGCATTCACGGCGGCCGTGGCCGACGATCTGAAATTGTTGCGCGACCGCCTCACCGTCATCGAAGCGATTGCCGATCCTGATCTGCGCAGACAGAAACTCCAGGCGTTGCTCGCCGACTGGGATCAGCTCGTTGCCGACATCACCGCCGATCCTGAATCTGCGCGCGCCCTGGATCAGGCCAATGCCGCCGCCTTGCTCGCCGGACTAAAAGATAAACCCGTTTCCAAACCATGAAATCCCACGTCATCATTTTTAACCGCGCGCCCCTCGTATCAACCAACGGCTGGATTCACATCGTGCCGAAAGGGGAGCTGCCCAACAGCGAAGCCAAGCTGGTGCAGGTGCTCGACGAGCCGGCGCTTGATTCCATCCTTGCCAGCATCGAGAAGGCGAAGAACCGGCTGGGCGACAACTGGCCGGGCATCTACGCCGGCCGCGAACATTTCATTTACGATCCGGACAAGGACAGTGCCGCGCTCGCCTGGTTCAAGGATTTTGAAAAACGCGACGACGGCATCTGGGCCAAGGACGATGGCTTGACGCCGGCCGGGGACAACGCGGTGAAGAATCGCGAATATAAATTCACCAGCTTCGTCGCGGATCGCGGCGACCTGAAAAAAATCGAAGGCAACAAATACCGCGTGATGGCCATCGAGACGGTCGGCTTCACCAACCAGGCCAACGGCAAGGAACTTTTAACGCCCATCACCAACAGGTCTTTGCAGACGGCCACCACTTTCGCTGATGAAGATCCATCGGCGGCTAACCAACAAAAAAACAACCAAGTAAAACAAATGAAAAGCATCGCAACGAAACTTGGTCTCGCCGCCGAGGCAAGCGAAGACGCCATCCTCGCGGAAGTGACCAAAATCCTCAACCGCGCCACGACCGCCGAAGCGGAACTGACGCCGCTCAAGAACCGCAAGACGGAACTTGAGACGCAAAACCAAACGCTCCTGGGCGAGCAGGTGGACGGCATCCTGGTCGAACACAAAATCACCGACACCAAGGTCATCAACCGTCTCAAGCCGGTCCTAACTGGTTTGAAGGACCGCGCTGATCGGGTTGGTTATCTCACCGACTGCGGCTTCAAGGCCGGCGGTGAAAAAACCACCACGACTCGCGTGCTGAATCGCGGCACTGGCGCTGCGAGTGCACAGACGGGCGAAGAAACCGACGAAGCGGCTGAACAGGAGCGCGCCGTCAAGGTGATGAACCGCGCAACGAACATCATGAAAGAAATCCCCAGCATCGGCCTGGCTACCGCCACCGCGATGGCCGCCCGCGAAATCAAGTGACTGCGTTACGGCCAATATAAAAAACGAACCAACCTCAACTCGAACAAAATAAAATATGAATTCTGCACTTAATCCCGGCCAGTCCGATACGCGCGTCGGCGACATCACGTTGCCCGGCTCCGTGGATCTGACCGGCAAAGAAAATCTTCTGGTGAAGATTGTAAACAATGGTGGCATCGCGAACTTTGCGCTGCCCACGGCCGTCGCGGATCAAGCCGGCCACATCCTCGCCTCCGGCGACATCATCGGCCAGCCGAGCATCGCGGAAGCGCCGAGCATTAATGAAAACTGCCGCGTGCTGATCGACAGCGTCAACGCCATCAATCCGGGGGACATGCTGGCGCTCTCACCGAACAGCTTTGGCAAGCTTTACAAACCCAAGGCCGGCGACGGCGCGGGCTTTTACACGTTCGTCGCGGAATCGGCGGTCGCCGCCGGCGCGGTCGTTCCCAACCCGGTCAAGGTCCGCCGCATCCCGGACCGCGCCTTCAACCTCTAATCGTGACCTGAACCTGAAATAAAAATAATCGAATAAAAATATGAATCGCATCGCTCAACTTGCAGGCTCGCCCCTGCTCACCAATTACGCAATCACGGCGTCGCAACGCGCCATCCGGCCCGTTGGCCAGTTCATCGCGCCGCTCTGCGAGGTGCCTGACATCAACTTCCGATACAAGGTGTATTCGGATAAAAACCGCTTCAAGGTGCCGGATACCAAACGCCAGGTGAATGGCAAGGTCACGCGGCTTGGCTTCAGCGCCACGGATGCCAATGGCACGCTGGAACCTAACGCGCTGGATTTTCCGATCCCGAACATCGGCGGCCTGTCGGATGAATCCTTGACCTTCTCCATCATGGAAGGCCAGGGCATTATTGCGGACTCCGGTTCACTTGCGCTGGAAAACGAAATCGTCACCATTGCCAAGACGGCGGCGCTCGCGAGTCCGCTCACGGTCGCGGCGGATTTCTCTGACGATGGCGTCAACCCGATCACCATCCTGGACAAGATGATCCTCGCCGTGAAAAAGGCGGCGAAGAACGGTGCGGCCATCAAGGTTCTATTCGGCACCACCAAATTCCAGCAGTTCCGCGACAACGGGTATGTGCAGAAAAAGTTCATCATCGCCAGCGGTGCGAGCGCGAAGAACGGCGTCGGCGTCGTCTCGCCGAACATTGATGACGTGAGCGGACTGCTCATCTTCAACCCGGAAGTGCAATGCTCCGAGATGGTCATTGATAATGGCGCAGACGGCGCCGCGGAAAACATCCAGTTTCTACTAGACGATGTTGTGATCGTGTTCGCCAGTAACGGCACGCCCAACCGGATGGACCCTTCCTTCATGAAGACCTTCGCCCGCATGGGCGGCTTCTTCAAGCCGGGCACCTACACCTCGGAAGACGAGCGTGACCAGGTCCTGAAGATGGACTGGACCACGTTGCCGTCTGTCACCAACACCGCGGCAGTCGCGGCAGTCCGTTAACCAATGTGCGGCGGCCGCCGTGACTGGCGGCCGCTGCGCGCAACTTAAATTCAATCGAATAAAAAATGAAAACTCTGCAATTCAAAAGCAACGTCCATCTGTCTCCCAAGTTCGGCGGCATTGAGCACGGTGAGAAACTTGGTCCCGACATCAAGCTTGGAGCCACGCACGAAATCCAATCCGACGAGCTGGCCGCCCACCTCATTGAGCGCGGCCTGGCCGACGAGATCAAGGTTGAGAGGGAGGCAAAGCCGAAAAAGGAAAAGACTGAGACTGCCGGCGGTTCGGCGAAATTGGCTATTCTCCTGATCATTGGCTTGTTCGCGTCCTTGGCGATGTCTGCTCACGCTGATCTGTTCAGCTACAAGACGGTCCAGTTCACGAATGCAATCAGCGGCGTGCTCTCGACCAATGGCCAGGTCATATTGACGGCCGGTCAGGTGCTCACGGTCAACAGCGATCCGATCCCAATCGCGGCTAAACGCGGCCTTAGTCTCTGGAACTTTCTGCAATGTTCCGGTGCGGCCACGGGCAACACGACCAACACGTTCGATGTGGCTACGGTCTACAACTCATCCACCAACTGGACCACAACGCATCCGATCTCAGTGATCACCACCGCGAATGGCACCACGCTGGTGGTGAACTGGACGAACCTGCCGGCCGCCACTCTGGACAATGTCACGCTGATCCGTTGGGCGACGTGTGCCAATGGTGCCGTCCAATCCACCAACTACGTTCAGGCAAGCTGGAGCACTTACGCGCCATAAAACGGAGCCTCAAAAAACAATCAGCGGCGGAGGCCGCAAAACCTCCGCCGCTTTTTAAAATGAATCCCGCCAATAACTCTCAACCATCTTGAGCAACTGGATCGCCATCACTTTAGACACGCTTTATGAGGCGAAGGTCGCCGCGCTCGTGGACGCATGCGATTCCGCAGCGCTTGCCGATGGGCAGGATAATCGCGCCGCCGGCATCATCCAGGGCGTGGTGGATCATGTGCGCCGCAAGGTCGGCAGTTGCCAGCGCAACCAGTTGGATTCCGATCTGACGAAGATCCCGAAAGGTCTGCGCGACATTGCCGTAGATCTAATTATCGCCCGGCTGAAAATATCGCTGGAAATCGATCTGACGCAGGATGAGCGCGACAACGTCGCGCGCCGCGAACGTGATCTGAATCGCGTGGCGGAGTGCACCGACGTGGTGGATAAGCCTGACGATGCAGTTGACGCGCCGATGGAGCCGACCGTCGCGCCGCCCAGCTTTGGTCCGGCCCCCTGTCGCCGGAAAAACGAAATGAACGGCTGACATGATCGACACATTACATCCCTTTACCGCCGCCGTGCGGGCGAACGAGGTTAAGTCTGCGTTGCCATCAGACTTGTCGAGCGCCGAGCTGCGCACGCTGGATGCAGCCGTCAAACGGAAATCGTTCATTTCCGCCCGCACGATGCTCACCGATCTGCTTGACCAATATAAATTCGATGTGGAGAGCATCATCAACCCGAAAACCGAACAGCGCGCGGATCGTGTCACGCCGGAAAATCCTGAAGGCAACGTCACGACCGGTTTGAACCAGGCTTACGCGCGGCAGGGCATCAAGGATTTATTGCGCGGTCTCGGCTATGCGCCGGAACCGGGTGAGGCCGGCACACTGAAAGATTTGTCGAGCAACCCGAGAATCAATCTCGTTCTGAAGACGAACACGGAACTCGCGCAAGGCGCGGGCCGTTTCATTCAGATGAACAACCCAGATGTCCTGGATCAATTCCCCGCCCAAGAGCTGGTGCGGTTTGAGCAGCGCATGAAGGTGCGCGATTGGGAAGCGCGCTGGGCGGCGGCGGCGGATGAATCTGGCGACGAGGACGCGGCCAAGTGCCTGGAAGATTCCGGGCGGATGGTTGCGCTGAAGGATTCAGAAATCTGGCAGGCGCTCGGCGACGGTGCCGGCGGCTATGACGACACGCTCGGCAATCCGTATCCGCCCTTCGCGTTCAACTCCGGCATGTGGGTGCAGAGCGTTTCGCGCAGCGACGCTGAAGAACTCGGCTTGATTGATCCAGGGGAAAAAGCCGAGCCGCATCCGTTGGATCTCGGGGAACTTTTCGGGGTGGCAGCATGAAATTTTTAATCATCATGGCAATCTCATACGCGATCAACATTGTGGACAATGTCAGTCCTGCGATGGTCGCTCTGGAAGGACTCTTCACACCGTCGCAACTCGCCGCCAACATCGGCGAAGCGGAGGTGAATCTTTTTCAGAATCATTTCATCCACGCGCCGACGAACAAATACGGCTATCCCACAACCGGCTTCTGGCCGGCGGCGGCGCGGGCCACGAATTGGAGCGCGGTCGCGGATGGCGTGAACATCAATGTCAATCAGATCGGCATCCGTCAGCGTTTCATGGGCGGCGATATTTTTCCCGTCCACGCAAAAAATCTGGCGATCCCGGCGCGGGCCGAAGCCTACGGCAAAACGCCTGGTGAATTTAACAACCTGCAACTGGCCTGGCATCGCGTCGGCGGCCGGTCGGAAGCATTCGCGCTCGTCGAGGCGGCGGCGACGCAGGTTCATCTCGGTCGCAAGGGAAAGAATGGGGCGCGCAGTTACGATACGCACGTCACGGGTGGCGGTGTTTATTTCTGGCTCGTGAAATCCGTTTCGCAAAATCCCGACCCGGAAGTGATCCCGGCGGACGAAGACATTTTGTCCGTCGCCAGCGACACGGTGAACGAGATGATCGAACGCGCCAGCCGCGACGCCGGAGGTGCTTCATGAGCTTGACCAATATTGAACTCGCGCAAACTTTCATGGCGGCGCGTTACCGGTCGCTGGATTATTTCAAAGACATCTATGTCGCCGCGCCGCGTGTGTATAAGGAAGGTGACAAAATCATCACGCCGAAAACGATCCACGTCAAGATTGATCGCGCGCTCCAGGGCTTGCAGGAAACGGGCGGCCGGATCGGAGCGGCGGTGCGTGTCTTCCAGCCGAGCTTCCGCAACAAGAATCCGAACCTGCCCGGCCTGCAAGGCATGATGACGATGCTGTGCCGGTGCGAAGTTCATCCGCTGTATAATTTCTCCGACAAGGGGACGAACAAATACGTTTCGGAAATCGGCTTTCAGGTATTGCTCGCGGGTCAGACGCGCTTCGGCAACATCGGAAGTTTCTTCGCGGACGGTGAATGCTTCCTGCCTTATTACTCGAACGATTCCAAGATGATGACGGTGGATATTTTGCTGCAATGCAATCTTGCCGTGAATCCGCTCATCTCTTGCGTCACGCCACAAATCGCCGTTGCCGGCGGCAATGTCACTTTCACCAACCTCACGGCAGACGCGGACATCTGGTATTCGCTCGACGGTGAAACATTTCCCGGCCCGCTCGAAACCGGCGCGCAAGAATATGCCGGCCAGTTCGCGGCGGATTCCGGCTCTCAAATCTTGTGGGCGGCCCACAAAGACGGCATCGCCGGTTCTCCGGTCGGCGCTTTCACGATGCCTTAACTCACCAACTCACTAACTCACCAATTCTAAACTAGCATTATGCCAACATCTGACTTCTCAAAAATCACCGTGGGCGGCCCGTGCAAGATCACCGACGTGGCCACCGTCATCTACACCGAAGGAAACGTCACGATCACACCCAAGCCGGTCTACCGCGACATCCCCTCGTCGCTGACCACCAAGGATGATCAGATCCTCATCGGTCTCACTTACGAGATTGATTACACGCCGAAGAGCATCTGGAGCGCTGGCTATCGCGGCGTCTTCCTGCCGCCCGCTTATACGAACTTCGCTGCCGGCGGAGCGCGTATCATCGGCGCGGCCAATCGCGCTGTCACCGTGCTTGGCGCGGATGGTGAGCAACACGTCTTCACGCGCGCGGCGTTGTCCAAGATGCCGAATGTTTTCTTTGGCCTCGGCAAAGGACTTTACGGTGCAGCGCAACACACCGCCTTTTTGGGCAACGGCAAGGCATTGACGGATGCTGATGCGTTCGTGGTGCAGAGCAGCGGCGTGGCCTGGGATCAATCGGATTTCCCGACCGGGCATCAGGAAGCGGAATGCACCGCCGCGTGGGGTGCAGTCGCCGGCTTCACCGCGTTGTTCGCGCAGGAAGGCTTCGAGCTTCAGCACGAAATGGAATGGGCCGACGTGAAGCAGGGAAATATCCTGGTGGATAAACGCATCGTCGGTTATCGCGGCATGATGGTCTTCAAACCCGAAGGCCCGACGACCACGCAGCTCGTCGGCCAGTTCCCCGGCGTCATCGGCACGCGCTTGAGCACCGGCGCCGCCGACCTGGTAGTCACCGGCAGCGGCATTTCCGGGACGCTCAAAGGGGCGATGCCGTTCCGTGGGAAATATAACTTCGACAACAAACTTTTACGCCACGACGAATTTGCTTTCGTCGGCGCGATCGCGACGCCCGGCACGCGCCTGGCGTTCAGTTGAAAATCAAAAATTCGGAAAGAAGAAAGTAGAAATTAAAACATCATTAACGACCAATTATGAAATCACAAATCAACATCGCCGCCCTCAAGAAAACCATCGCCGACGCTGAGCGCATCGGCCAGCAACTTGTCGCCGACAAGTATCACGGCGCTTCACACTTCGTGGCCGGCATCCGGGGCAGTCTCTCCGCTGCAGGGGAACTGCTCGCCGAACACGAAAAATGGACCGTCGCCAACCCGGAGCCGGCTGACACAGCGGCCGCACCCACCGCGCCCGCGCCGACCGCGCCAGCGAAATAGTCCGCACGAAGCGCAATAGGGATCAAACGTCACGTTTGTTGTGAAGATCGAATACAGAGCCGCCGGCAATGGTGTAGGTGGGTGGACCGTCCTCGCGGACGAGTCTGTCGCCGCGCTCGGTGCGCGCATCTCCGGCTTCCAGCCGAAGTCGGTCTCGCAACCGGCGATTGAGCCGGGCTTCGGTGCTGGCGGCGTGGCCGTATACGATAATGGCAACGACACTTGGACGGTTTCCTTCCTGATCGAGCGCCAGCACGCTTCGCCCGATTCGGCCGTCACATTTCTCGCGGCGCATCCGGCCATGTTTTCAACGCTTGGAAATTTGGATCTGAAAATCACGCAGGGCGGCAGCATCACTTACATGGCTGCGGTCGCCAGGACAGAATTCACACCCGATCCGGCCAGTGACCAATCAACCCGGTGCCGCTACGCCTTCGTGGGCGGCTCCTATTCCATCAACGCTCCAGCTTGAAATTAAAAATGAAAAATTCAAAATTAAATACGGCCGCAGTGCTTACGCTGCTGCTGCTGGCTCTGCTCTCAACTCTCAACTCCCAACTCTCAACTGTTCGCGCCACTCCTTACTTCAGCGCGTTCAGAAACACCGATGGCACGCCGATGACCAATGCGTATCAGATGCAGGCATGGCCGCCGGTGAACACCTGGATCGTTTATGGAACGAACATGGTTTATGGCGGCCGGATCGTCACCAATACGCCGGATGCCACCGGGTATCTTTCCAATTCGACTTACCCAAACACGTTCCGGATCTACTTTCCTGATCTGGACAGCGGCTTCTACGTTTCAATTCCGGATACGACCAATTTTTTGAGCCTGTCGGTCTATGCCACCAACACGGCCGTGTTTGCTGGAACGTATCTGAACGGCTTCGGCCTGGTGACCAACTGGCTGCACTTTGCGCCGGCCACAAACACGCCCGCCGGCATCCTCGCGGCTGAAGGCTTTCAGCCGGCGACGAATGCTGCACCGATCAGTTATTCGCAACTGCCGTTCACACCGCCGACAAACACGCCGGCGGGCATGAATTTCGCACTCGGATTCCAGCCGGCCACAAACAATCCATCCACGAATGTCATCATATTTATTTCCGGCATCACGACATTCACCAATGCGAGTGGCGCGGTGACCAACATCACTTTCACGTTCGGAACCAACACGCTCAACTATCAACACCAATGAGCAGGCGCGGCCTGCACCCAATTATGAAAAAAATCCTTTTGCTTTCAGCTTTCAGCTTTCAGCTTTTCAGCATTTGCCTTGGAGGCACGCTCGTCGAGTTTCCGCTGCAATCCTTTTTCAACGGCTCGGCCTATTCCAAGAGCATCACGGTCACGGCCGTTCATCCGTGGCTGACAGATGGCACCAACCTTTACACCGGATCGTTCATGACCATCACGCGGACCGGTGCCACCAACCCGGTGCGCAGCCTGCAGCCGAACGATTACATTCTAACTGCTCCCGAATCCCGCGTGCCACTGCGCTTTTCCGTGCCCATCACCAACACAGTGCAGAATGTGATCAACCTCATCACGAACGGACTGGTGACATATGCCGGGTGGTCGCCCGGCGGCGGTGGCACGTTCGATTACAACCTGCTCACGAATAAACCGAATGCGTTGACCAATAATCAAACCGGACTTGTTAATTTATATGGAAACTTAACGGTCAGTGACCGCATCTACGGCTATCGTGGCATCCAAATTGCGTCAACTAATGGCAATATCCCATTTGTTGCTAGCATCGATCAGCAAAGAAGTCCTTATGTTTACGTCATCATGCAGGGTGGCACCATCCCATGGTGGTGGAATACGAACGGGGATATTTCAGTTAATCACATTTTTGGCGACGGTTCGGGGCTGATCTTAACCAATGCGGCCGGGTCAAAATTCTCGCTCGTCGTCAACCCGTCCACCAACGGCTTCACCTTTGTTCCGGCACCATGAACCAACCGCCAGCCATTCGCCTGTTGCTGCTGATTTTAGCGTTTCAGGTTTCCAGCATTTCAGCTTTTGCATTGGAGTTCGCTTGGGTCGCGCCCACCAACGGCACGCCGCAAGGCTACGTCCTCAGTCATTGGGCGCCGGGAACGATCTATGAACAATACGGCGTGGGCTTGGCCACCAACCTGGTTTACCAGGGAACGCTGGTGGACGGCCCGAATTATTTTGCGGTGTCGGATTACCAGGCCATCAACGGCGAACTGATCATGAGTCCATTCAGTAATATTGCCGTCGTCACCAACACGCCGGCGCTGCTGGTGGATTATTATTTGTTCAGCAGCACCAATCTCAACGGCGGATGGAATCCGGCCCAGACCAATCACCTTCTGATTTATCCCGTCCAAGATTGTCAATTCTTTCAACCCGGCGGCGCAAACATCCGCCGCACCAATATCGTCACCGTGCAGTCTAACGGTATGCCTCCCAGTCTTGAACTCACGAACGCCCAAACTCGTTAATTCACTAACTGCCACATGGCCGATGCCTCAAAATCTCTGGAAGTCTTCATCAAGACGTTCGCTGACGTCACCGGCTTCACACTCACGCGCGAACAGGCGACGGCGCTGAAGATCGAACTGGGCAATACCGGCACGGCCACAAAAAAACTTGGCGAGGAAATGGAGAAGGGCGGGGAAGCCGCAGAACATTCCCATGTCAGCCATAAAGCGCTGCACCTGCTGTTGAAGCAAATCGGTGAGGCTTCCGCGCCTGGAGCCGGCCACGCGCTGGCCGCGCTGGCGATGGGACCAATCGGTGCTCTCATTGCCCTGGCCACGATCGCCAACGAAATAAAAAAGCACATCGATGAAATCAGCGAGGCGACCGAAAAGCTGAACGAAGAACAATTGGCCGAACACCAGGCCAATGTCGCGAGTCTAAAGCAGCTTTGGGATGACGCGAAAATCTCGCTGGGAAAATATCAGTCGGACATGATGCATGTCGGCGAAGATAATGATCCGATCAAAACTGCCATCGCCCGTGAGAAGGAATTGGAAGCCGCCCGGATCGAAGGTTCCAAGAATGCTATTGAGATGGCCGGCCGGGAAGAGGAGGCTTACATTCGTCGCAATGCGGCAAAAAACGATCTGACTCACGCGGAAATGGAAGAAAAGATTCGCCAATCAAAAGAGGCGACCGCAGATAAATTGCGCGCGTTGGAGACTGCCAAACCCGCCGGCGACCTGGCATTGTTGCAAGCCGAGCTGGATAAACGAAAACAGGACCGAGAACCGCTGGCCGCACGCGAAGCCGCCGCCGAAGGGCCGGCCATCGCGGCCCGCCAGAAACTTCAAGCTGCTCAAAAGGAGTTGGACAATTTGCGCCAGCAAAAATCTGATGACGTAACCAAGGCTGAGGCCAACGTCGAAAGGACGAAGGGATACTCCTTTAAAATCGATCCATTTGGAGTGCCAAATTATCGGCGTGGTGAAGATTATGAAAACAAGGCCGCCGAAGAGGAGCTTCAACGTGCTCTGAAAGAATTAGACAACGTGACGACGCGCCAGTCACAACTCGAAGCCGGTCTGACTGCGGAAGCGAGAGCCAAGGCCGATGCCGACCACGCATTTGAAGCGGCGCGGGCGGCCAACCTGGAAAACCAGCGTCGTATCAGGGAACTGCCGGCAGACATCCAGCAAGCGCAGGCCGTGGCCGCACTGCGTTCCAATCCGAACGCAAATGTTTATTCGCCACTCAACGATCTGAATAATCGAACGCCCACCGTCGATCCAGTTGCAACCAACCGGCAGGCGAATGACACCGCCCGCCGCGATGTGCGTTTGCTTCAGGATTATTCCCAGGTTGAACATGCCGGCGGCAAACTTTCCAAGGAGCAAGCCGCGACAAAACAAAAGCTCGCGGATGCAATTCTCGGCCATCACGCGACCGCCAAGGAGACGAACGACTTACTCCAATTAATGATTACCAAGCAGGCAACGATTGATGAAGCCTTCACCAGGCTGAAGGCTCAAGTCCTGGCGTCGCTTGAAAATCACAGATGACCTTCTGGACGATCCAATTTGTTGATGCGAATGGCGTGACGCAGGAAATGAGCTTTCCTGATCTCGCCAAGTTGGAAGGCGGCAAAGTGGTGAGTGACGGTTGGACGGCGCAGTTTCAGTCTCATAAATCGTCCAGGCTCAGCCTGCGCTTGCCCGGCGTGCCGCCGCACCGGGCTCCGGCCATCCCGTTTGAATCCCGCGTCAAAATCTACAGCGACCGGGCGCTGGGCGGCCTCGGTTATTCGGGCGGCACCAAACAGTTCGATGGCTTCCGCACCGACCGCAATGGCACCGCCGATCCGAACCGGTCCTCCAGTAGTTACGTTTTCGACGATGAATGGTATTTCCTGGAACACTGCCCGTTTTACCAGACTTGGTATCGCGGCGCGGTCGCCTATCCGTTCACCAATATCGTTCTCTTTCAGCCCAATCCCGGCCAGGTCTACGCGCCGGCGGCCGTGGGCGGCCTCATCTCGACCGGCCAGCAGATCACCGACATTTTGAACTGGGCCATCAGCCAGGGCGCAAACCTTCAGATCGGCACGATTGACCCGGCGAGTTATTGCGCAGTCTATCCGGTTCAAAATTTGAAATGCGCCGAAGCGTTGAGGATGTGCCTGCGCATCCACCCCGACTGTTTCACCGAGATTGATTACTCGACGAACATCCCGACGATCCATGTCCGCCGGCGCACGAACCTCATCGCGATCGCACTGCCTTATTCTTACACCGACAACCTGGGCCGGCGGCATACGGCCACTGACATCCAGCCGCGCCCTGAATTGCGTCCCCGGCGGGTCGCTCTTTTCTACCGCGTGATTTCATCCGGCTATCTGATCTCGACCCCGCAGGACATTTATCCGCCAGCCGTGACGACCGGGCTGCGCGCCCTGGACTTTGCGATTGATCTACAAGGCCCGAAGGCGATTCTGGTCACGGCAAAACTCACCAGCTCCGCGTTTGATCCGACTGATCTCAATTGGTGGCGCAAAAAAATGCCGTCGCTCAAGGATGTCACCCAGGGCGGGCAATTGGCGGCGTCCGGCGGCGGCGTGCTGACGCTGCTTTCTTCCACGATCAATGGCTCCGGCGAAAAAGACATCCAAGTCAAAGACGACGCCGGCAACGCCATTGATACGATTCTGACCTATGGATTCGAGCTTGATCCCAAAAGCTCCATTCTCACCTGGATGACCGGAGTGCAGGTCATTGAGGCAACTGTAACGGCGGTGTTTCGCTATAAAAAAACCACGACGATTCCCGGCAGCAATCAAACCGTCACGCATGAGATGAAGGAACATCGTCATCATGTTCGCGTCAAGCTGGTCAATCTGCCTTCCCGCAATTTTCAGTTCAGTCAATTCCTCACCACAGGTGAATCCACGCCGGCCAACCTCGCTCAAAACATCTACACCGCGCTCAATCAGCTGCAATACAACCTGACGCACACCGTGGTGGAAAAACCGTTTAATGGCTGGATCAAGCCCGGTAAACACGCCGTTAATCTGGCGGGCGGCGCTGCGGAGTGGACGACGATGAGCGCCACCGTTCAGTCCACGGAATATAAGATGCGACTCGATGGTGCCGGCGCGACGTTCGACAACTTCACGGTGCGCTGTGGTCCGGTGGAACATCTCGAAGCCGGCCAGCTCGTTCAGTTGTTCAACCTCTTCAACAATCGCGATCTCACCAAGATTGACACCAATGAGCGCGTCACGGGGCAGCCATCGCCGGGGTCAACGGTGGATATGCCAAGCGATAATGCGCAGGAAAATTCCGTTGCCGCCGATCCGCTGCCGGTGACGTCGCATAATGCCTATGTGGATGGCGGTGGCGCAGTCACCACCGTGAAGAACAGTGCGCTCGATGTGGCTAACAACCGCCAGCTGAACTGATATGAGCATCGCGAAATTTCAAGCCACGCACGCGGTCGTCAATAATGCGCCGCAGATCATCAGCGTCTATTCGGACGATCCCTTGCTCGTGCAGCGTATCTTCACCGGCAATGGTGCGCCGTCCGCTTCGACGCTTCAAATCGGTAACGCAAAATACTGTGCGGCGCAGAGTGGATTTGTGGTCGCGGTTTCAGTGGTCGCGGCGGGAATTAATTTCGTCGCCGGCGACGTGCTGACCGGTGCCGGAGGCACCGCTACCACGCAACCGCAAATCACGGTGGACGCCGTCACAGCGACCGGGCAGATCAGCGACTGGCATGTCAGTCGCGTCGGCGTTTATACCGCATACCCAACCAATCCGATCACGGTGACCGGCGGCACCGGCACGGGCGCGACATTCAACCTGGCACTCCAACCGCCGGACGGTTACCTGGACATCTCAACGCCGGCCACGCCGGCCATGTGGGTCTGCACGACGTCCGGTAGCAAGTCAACCAGTGTATGGGCCAGGGTTGGCGGTGGTGGTGGCACACAGGAATTCAAAGTCGTCAGCGACGGTGGCGATTATTGGAACTGCAACACATGGGACGGCATCACAGCCGGCGGCTCGGTAATCAAAGTGGCCAAGCCCTATGAGCTGCGGTGTGACGTTGGCAAGATCGCCAGTGAGACGATCGACGGCATTTTGTTTAGCTATGCTTACACGGCCATTACCGTGTCCAGCGTCATCACGGAATATAAGCGGAGCGCCACTGATCCGAGCGGCAACATCGAAATCAATTACGTCACACCGCCGGTCATTCCGGGAAAGATCATCGTGGCGAATGCTTTCAGCACGACCGCGCCTTCAACGCTGGTCGGTGTGCCGTGGATATTTCTTTCGTCGGCAGCCTGGGCGGAAGTCTGAGTTATGTCACGCAACGCATTTGCATCATCCTGGTCGCGAGCCTTCGTCCGTTCTCATGCGAAGGCGCGTGGCGTTTTTGCCGCCGGCGTCAAGACGGTTCATTCGTGCCTGCCCTATACCGGCTATGGCAATGTGCTGGTCAAAGGTGGCGGAATAACGACCGACCCAAAGATTCCGTGGTTGTTCACCAAAAAAACCGTGACGACCTCCTGGTCTCACACCTTCACCTATGGCGGGCACAGCAACACCATTCCGCAGCAGCAGACGGCGCGGCTTGGTATCTTGCTCGGTTTTGGTTGGACGCTCAATGGAAGTGGCAGCTGCGCGGATGGTGGGTCTGTAAGCTTTGACAGCCCGCCACCAGGCTACACGGGCGACACTGCCTACTGCATGAATGATTTAAGCGATCCGGTTTATAGCACATTTCCCGCAGCACCGGCCAACGTGACAGCGGGCAGCGCCGGCACAGTGACTTCCAAATATAATTCGTTCTTCAATGTCACCGGCGCAACGCTGTCTGTCCCAGAGGTGCAGACGGGAACCCCTCCATCCAGCATTGGCAGTTCGGCCGGTGTGATAATTCCGTTTGATGCGCAAGCCGGAGTCGATGATTTGCACACAAGCAACACACAGCCTTACATCCCTGAATACGGCCTGCCCAACACGGTTTACACGTATGACAAGACCACGGATATTTCGAGCATTGAAATTCATCAATCCCTCGTAAATGGGCTGTGTGCCTTTGGTGCTTCAGCAGGTGACAATATCATGAGCTATATTCCTGGCTCCCCGCATCTGGCTCCTTATCAGCTATTCCTTTACGGCACGGAAATCTATTCGTATCGGACTGAGACCATTTATTCCGATCCGGTCTCAATTGCCGGTCTGGAAACGAAGGCGCGAGCGATGTTGGATGCCACCACGCTGACGAATTCCGGCGAACGATATTGGACCTTTGACGGATCAATGACGGTGCGTCTGGATTGGAATCCGGTGGTCAATACGATCCGCATTGATGTGTATCGCGCCGACGTGGTCGCCGGCGTGATTGGCAGCTATACGCGAATTGCATTGCTCTTTCCAGGAGCCAGCCTGATTCATACTTTCACCGACACGACAGTGGTGGTTGGGCAAACTTATTCTTACTTCGTTCAGTCGCTGGCTGGTCCCGGCAACAGCAACACCGCTGCGATCAGCATCGCCGTGGTTGCGCCGGTCGGATCGCCTGTGACCACCGAGCCGGCCCCGTTCGTTTCGACCGGCTCCACGCCCACTGGTGCGCCCACCGGGTTCGCAGTGACCTTAATGCCCTTCGCGTTGACTTATACCCGGATCGCACTCGCGCTGGGCGATGCTACATCGCCGAACCGTCAAATCATTTTGTTCGCGACCTCGAACGGACTACCAGTCCCTTCTTTCGTCATTAGCGCCAATGTCACCTGTGGCACGCCAATGCCTTTTTATCTGGCTGGTCGCGCGGTCAAATACAACGAAGCCCCGTTGATCATCGGCGTCACTGGTGCGAGCGGCCTGGTTTGGTCAAAGAGCCGTGGTTATCTCCCCGGCAACAGCCCGCATCATGCACCGCCCACCACCAACTTTGCGCAGAAATTCTACTATAAGCCCGGCGCGCAGATCGGCGGCGGCGCGTTGGTGGACATCAGTTCGCTATTTCCGAAACTCACCTTCCCACACGGGCGCGGCGGCAATTACCTCTGGCAGATGACCAAGGAGCTTCCGAGCACTGATTATCCGCACCCCGAATCCATTTACGTGACTGACGTTCCGGCCATTGGTTACATCACATATCCAAATCTCACTGCACTGCCGGCCGTCAACGTCGGTGCGGGCAGCACCAGCCAAGGCGCTGGCGCTGGCGCAAACAACGTGGACGGCGGACTCTAACCAATCAAAATTATGAAAATAAAAATCCTGATCCTCTCATCCCTCGTGGTGCTGGCCGGCCGCCTCGCCGCGCAAACCAACCTTCAATTCGTGGACACCACGACGCTGACCACCAACGTGAACACCAGCACCGGTCTCATGACGATTACCAACGTCTGCACGAACGCCGTTTATACCGTCGTGCGTAGCAACAACGTGATCGTCGGCGACACGCTGTTTGACGCATTCACCAAGTTCAACCTGGACTTCATTTTTGTTGAATCGCAAATCGCCAGTAATAGTGCATTGATCGCGGCCAACACGAACACCATCACGGCCTACAACCTTTCCAATGCCGTTTTGAGCAGCAAATATTTCACGCTTTTTTCCTCGAATAATTTCGTCTTCACTGGAAGCAATTATCTGGGTAGCTTCCCGCAGCTTCAGTCTTGGAACTTGATCCCTCCCACCATTCCAGGTGTCGGCTTAACACCGGGCGGCGTTTCGGTGGAAAATCTGATCCTCTCCACCAACGGAGGCGCTAGCTGGTTCACGAACACTACCGGCATCTTGAACATCACAAACACTGTGCTGGTGTCCGTCGTGGGTGAGAGTAATTCCGCGCCCGGTGCCATCACGCTCTATGGAATCGATCATCCTGAACTCAACGGCCGGACCAATTATTCAGATGGTCAATTCTGGAATTTCCCAGACCCGATCACGGCGCAGAATCCGGCCACTAAAAACTACGTGGACGTGACGCTGGCCAACGCCTTGAGCGGCCAGTTTGGAACATCGCGGGACACGAATGGAATCAACCATTCAATTTTTTCAAAAGGTGGCCTGACGGTCATTGACGTGGCCAATGCCACTTTCACGATCGCGAACAGTCTTTCCAAGTCGGGAACCAACCTGCTTTTGAACATCGCCGTCACCAATTTAGTGGTCGGTTGGAGCATCAAGGCCAGCACGAATCTGGCGCTCCTTTATGCGTGGCCAACCTTCACCAATTATACGACCGTCACGAATAGCGGAATTGTCACCTTCACGATCCCGATTTTGCCCACCGTGCCGCAATATTTCTTTTGGCCCCAAGCCTTCAACCAAAACACCATCACGATCACTCCCCCAATGGGGATGCTCAACGGTGCTTATTACCCCTCGAATACTTGGAGCCTTTACAGCGTCACAAACGGCATGGCGAACATGAGCTTTTCGGATGTGAATTCCAACGGCGTGACCATGACGAGGGTGTTCTTGTCGAACGGCGTGGCATTCTTCAAGACCCTCTGGCCGTGACTGAATGCTTGGCCGGGGCTTTAATGGGTCGTTAAACGCCCGCTACAGGGACATTAAACAGGTGACAAAACGCCATGGCGGGCATCTGTGGAGGCTGAATTCGGCCTAAACGTCAAAGACTGGATCAATTCGGCTGTCATTCAGGTGGCTTGCAAGGAACCCGCAGAACGGCCAAAGTGTATCAAACCGATGCTAGACTGTTTCAAACCCGGCGATTTTTTACAGCTTTCACATTCCCCGCGCTTTTGACAAATCCACGGCTGGATTGGCCGGATAATCTTTCGAAAAACTTAAAATGCGCGCTGGCTGTCCCCTCTCCCCGGGGGAGAGGGTCAGGGTGAGGGCGGACGTTTTAATTTGTAGGAGACGAGGTGACGAGACCCATTTCAAATCCGGGATTTAGTCAGAGTCTCCTCACGTCGTCTCCTACATCCCGGTTCACGTTGCCGGCGTGGTTTCGATATTTGCCGCCGGTTCGGAGGCATCGGGCTGATCCATCTTCACCAGCGGCGTGCCGGAGGTGGCGGTCGTGGTCTGCGTTTCGTTCGCCTTGTGGAACTTCACGCTGACGATCTTGCTCACGCCGTGTTCCTCCATCGTCACGCCGTAAAGCACGTCGGCCATGCCGATGGTGCGCTTGTTGTGCGTGATGATGATGAACTGCGATTGCGTGATGAAGCGTTGCAGCACGCGCACAAAACGGTTGATGTTCGATTCGTCGAGCGGCGCGTCCAATTCGTCCAGCACGCAGAACGGGCTCGGCTTGACCTGATAGATCGAGAACAACAGCGACACGGCCACCATCGTCTGTTCGCCGCCGGACAGCAGCGAGATGCCCTGCAATTGTTTGCCGGGCGGACGCGCGACGATGTCAATGCCGCTTTCCAGCACGTCGTTTTCGTCGGCGAGAATCAAGTCCGCCTTGCCGCCGCCGAAGACGTCGGTGAACATCGCGCGGAAATTGTCGCGGATGCGTTCAAAGGTCGTCAGGAACATCTCGCGCGTCTGGGTGTTGATGCGGTTGATGACCTCGAGCAGTTGCGTCTTGGCGTTGACCAGGTCGTCGTGCTGCTGCGTCAGGAAAGTATGGCGCTGCTCGGTTTCCTCGTATTCCTCGATGGCCACGAGATTCACCGGGCCGATTTCGTCGAGCCGTTTCTGCAACGCCTCGATCTGCTGGCCCACGGCCTTCCAATCCGTCGCCGCGCCGGCCGCCGCCATCTGTTCGGGCGTGAGCGTCTCGACCTGAGCCGGACCTTCGTCGGCGTAGGTGATGGTGATGCACTCGCTGCGGATGTCTTCGAGATTGAGATGATACTTCTGCTGCATCTTCTCGCGCAGGTTCTGCACCGACATGTTTCTCTGCGCCAGCTCGACCTCCAGGGTGCCGCGCTGGTTTTGCACTTCCATCAGACGGCTGCGGTGCGACCGTAAATTTTCCTCGCGCGTGCCGATCTCGGAGTCCTGCGCGTTTTTCTGGCTGATCAATTCCGCCGCCTGCGCATTGACCTGTTCGCGGTCATGCTGCAAACGCCCGATCTGCGAACGCGATTCCTGCATCTCGGATTCGGCCTGTTCCTTGCGCGAAACAAACGAGGAACATTCGCCGCGCCGCTGCTCGACCACCTGCGTGAGTTCGCGGATGCGCTGCGTCAACGCCGATTGCTGCTGCCGGAACGACGCGCTCAACTGCTCGTCC